TTGTCCGTCGGCGACGTCGGTGACGTCGGCGTGCCCTTCGGGATCGTCGGATGGACGGTCGGCGGACGCGGCCGGTCCTTGCCAACCGGATCGACGGTCTTGAACGACGGGGGTCCAGAGAACCCCGAACCCGGTGGCAGCTTCGTGTTAGTCGGCTGAGTCACGATGCGAATCCAAACGCTTGGCCCAGTGAATGCATCAGCCCATAGGCCGTCTGCTTCGCGTTGTCTGTGTTGCCCCAGCGGGGGTCGTTCTTGAGTTGCTTCTGGAAGTCGAACAACGTCATCGGCTGCGGAGCAGACGAAGCCGCGGTGCCCTTAACCCCAGGTGAAGTGGGTTGCCCGGTCTGCGGCTGGCCGGTGATAGCCGGTGCCTGCACCTGCCCCGTCAACGCTCGCTGGATCGTCGGATCGGTCAGGTTGATCTGCGACGGGTCGATCTCCAACGTCTGAGCCATCTGGGCGATGAACGGCTGCGCGATCTGCTGCACCGTCTGGCCGGCGTCGATCTGGCTCGACAGCGACGGGAACGCCGACTTCGCCTGGTTGATCAGATCCTGTGTCGCGCCCTCAAGGCCGGTGCCGGTCGACAGCGACTGCTTGATGTGGCTGTCGATCCACGACTGCGTCACCGGCAGCCCGTACGACGCGGCCAGGCTCTTCAGCTGCTGCTGCATCGCGACCGACTGGCCACCCGTGACCTGCGGCAAGTTGTTGTAGAGAGCACCGATGCTCTGCGACAGTGTCGCGTCATCGAGACCCGAGAACAGGTCCGACGTCGCCAGGTTGGCAACCCACTTGTCGCTCAAGGCGACGCCGAGCTGCGACGCGATCTGCTTCACATGGGCCTGCGCCTGGGCCAGCTCCTGCTTGTACTCGCCTGGATCTGACGCCTGCATCGCGATGAACTTCTTCGCGCTGTCCGAGTGAGTCTTCCACCAGCCGGTGGTTTGAAGCTCATCCTGGAACTTCTGCGGCGACCAGCCTTCCTTGATGGCCTGCGCCAGCTTGTCCTTGATGTCGGGGACAGTCGCCGCGAGGGCCTGCACATTCCCGTAGGAGATGTATGGGGCTGGGTTGTTCGCCAATCCCGCCGCCTCCGATCTTCCGTTCGCTGCCTGGTAGCCCTTGACCCGGCCGAATACGACGTTTTTGACGTTTACGTTTGCGATCTTGACGACGTCGCCGGAATGCGGCGCTTCCAGGAACTTGCCGTTCCCCATGTAGATGCCGGTGTGGTACGCGTGGCCGTTGCCGTCCAGGAAATAGACCAGGTCACCGGGCTGGGCATCTTTCGCGGTGATCCGCTGCGTCGAGCGGTACTGCTGGTCCGCCGTCCTGGGCAGTTTGAAACCGGCCTTCCGGTACGCGTACTGGACCAGACCGGAACAGTCGAACTCGCGGGCGTCCGGGTTCTCGGCACCGAACACGTAACTGGCTCCGAGGAACTCCCGCGCAAAGTCGATCGCACTCTGAGTGGTCACAGGACCCCCAGCATCTTGTTGAGCTGATCGACGTACGACGCCTCCCGGAACTGGTTCTCCTCCCCCTGGTGGTTGTCGTCGACGAAGCTCATCGCCTCACCGGACACCTCCGGGTTCGTGGAGGTTTTGTTGGCGTTCCTGGCGTCGTATGCCGACTGCTCCTTGCCGTGGAAGGCGGACACGAAGTGCGCCAGCTCCTTCGACGACAGGTTCCGACCGAGAGCGTTCTGAGACGCCTGCTGCAGCGTCTGCGTCAACGTCTCCGAGTCAGTGAGCTGCAGCGGCGGCGGCGTCGGGGCGTATGAGCCACCAACACCGGCAGCGCCCAGCCCCTGCAGGTACCCCGAAAGCGTCACGTTCGGGTTCGTCTTCGCGACGTCCGAGTACTGCTGAAGCGCCTTCGCCATCGCGTCGTGGTCGGCCCCGGTGTAGGAGCCGTACGTCGGCTTGTTCGAGCCGTAAAGGCCAGCCGCCTGCAGCGCCTTCTGCGCCGCGATGTACGCCGACTTGTCCTTCTGCTGCGACGACTCCACGAACCCCGAGAAGTACTGGTTCGCGGTCATCTGGGTGGGCTTCAAGGAGCCCTGCGACCCCCAGCTGCCGTCGGCCTGCTTGACAAGGTTCGAGCTAGGAACTCCCGTGCTGCCAGGGGTGATCGTGACCAGCGTGCTGGCCAGGTCCCCGAGGCCGAACAAGTCATTCGTCGGCCCCGTGGACCCATACGGGTTGTAGGCGAAGTCGGGAGACGTCGTCACGTTGTTAGGCACGCTTAACTCCCAACCGGGTCAAGGACATTCGGATCGAGCATTCGGAACACACCGGAGTAGAGCCCGGCAAGCTGCGGATTCGCAGCGACCTTCGCTTCCATCCAGGCCGCGTACTTCGCGGCGACATCGGCACGGATCGCGACCTCCCCGTTCGTCCCGCCCGGGGTTGACTCGACGACACTGTGGTAGGTGTCGTAAGCCCGGAGCATCTGCGAAACCTCGCTCACCGGCACAGCGGCCGGCGCGTCGCCGGTAGCGACCATCCGGTGGAGCTGCTGCAGCTGATCCTTCGCCGTGCCCTGCGCAGCCGAGAAGTCCTGCTGGGTTGCCCCGAACATCGGGTGCAGCCCGAAGAACTCCTGCTTCCAGGCCGCGAACTGGCTACGGATATCCGAAGCGTTGTCCGGGTTCTCCTGAAGCATTGCCTTCTCGGCATCCAGGTTCTTGTAGTACTGGGCCGCAGCGCCCGCCGTCGCAACCTCGTTGGCGAACTGCGCTGTCGTCTTGTTCTGGCGCAGGCCAATCTCCAGCTCCGCGTGGTACGCGTTCAGGTCGAACTCGCCCTGCTGGGCGCTCTGCGGAACGAAGTACGCGGAGACACCCTTGTACTTCTTCATGAAGCCGACGTTCTCGTTGATCCACTGCTCCGACGCCTTCGTCGCCTGCAGCGTCGCCGACTTCGTGGTGCTCTCCGACCCCGAAATCTGGTAGATCAGCTTGTCCGGGTGCAGCTGCGCCCACACGACGTTCGCCTGCTGGTAGCCGACACTGCTGACCAACTTCTTGTACTCGGCATCCAAGCCATTGACACCGCGTGCGCCGTAGAACCAGTCACCCTTCGACCCAGACGTTTCCTCGGTTGGTGTCGAGGGAGCCGCCGGGGCGAAGAACCCGAAGATCGCACGAAGCAGCATCTGGTTCTTGACGCCCGTACGCAGATGCACCAGGTAGTCCTGTATCTGCGCGGAGTCCTGGCTGTCCTTCGGCAGCTTGCCGGCGGCAGCGAGGTTGAGGATCGCCGACTTCATCGCGCCGGCCACCAGCGATGACTTGTCGTCGTCGCTGAGTGCGTCGCTGAACTTCTTGATCGCCGCAGGCATCAGCTCGGACCCGAGCGACTTCTGCTGCGGGCTGAGCTTCCCGTTGAAGAACTGGTCGATCTGATCGATCTGCTCCTGCCACGCCGGGTGGACCTTCGCCACCAAACGCATCGGCATGTTCGCCAGCGGCGTCAGGCCAAGCTGCAGCGGGTTCTGCAAGCCGCTGTTCAGGAACCCGACCTTGCTCGTCAGGTTCGGCACGACACCCGGCACGCGGGTGATGCCCGGGATGTGCAGCCACTCGCCAGCTTGGAGGATCGCGTTGATCGCAGCACCCGAGCCCGGGTAGACGAAGCTCTCGTCGCCGTTCTCGTCCTTGTAGATCAGGCCGGACTGGACAGCCGCCTCATGCGCCATCATCGTCCGACGGAGACGCACCGGGTCCTCGATCATCTGCGTGCCCCAGCGGCGGATGAACGCCTCGGTGGCCCGTTGGAAGGCGAAGAACCCGCGAGCGACAACGTCCATCTGCGTCCGGTACTCCGGGTTGTCGATGTACTTCAGCGTGCGGTTCGCGGCCATCTGGAATCCGATGTCCTGCGCCATCTGGTCTGCGGCCTCAGCCGAGAGCCCACCGTTGACGAGGTCGTCCTCCCAGCCGCGCATGAAGTACCGCATCCGGCCGTAGTTCGCGGCGAAGATCGGCATCGTCGCCATCCGCGCAAGCGGACGCTCCACCAGCAGCTTGTAGCCCTCGCCGCTGACGTCCAGGAGCTTCTCCATCAGGCCGTGCTTGGTCGACTCGAGAGGCATCGCCTCGAACGTGGGCGCCAGCGTCGCTGACGGTCGCTCGTCGTGTTCCAGGTTGTTGATGATCCAGTCGGAGTTGGGGGCCTTCTCGTTCTCGCCGATGAACTGGACGAGCTTCTTGTTGAGCGTCCCGTCCTGCTTCGTCAGGAGGTACTTCAGCTCCCGCACCTGCATCTCCGCGATCTGGCGGTCAGCCAGCTGCCGGTCAGCGTCGGTGACGATCGGCCGGTCGATGCCGTCCGCGTCCTTGAACGTGCCGCTGCGGCGGCTGATCCGGTCCCACGCCGGATCTTTCTTCAGCGAGCTGACAACGTCATCGATCGTGAACCGGCGACCCTTGGCCGCAGCCACGACCGACTTCGACGCCTTCTTCGACAAGCCGGTCACGGTCGGCTTGCCCACCTGACCCAGCAGATCGCCGACGGTCGAGTCGACGTGGTTGAGGATCATCATCGTCTGCTCGGGGCTCTTGTTGACGAGCGTCGCAAGATGCGCCGCGAACGCCTCCGACCCCTTCTGCAGGTCGGCGAAGTTCTCCGCGTCGTGGCCGGCGGACACCTTCGCGAACCCTGTCCGATCGAACTTGACCGCGACATCGATGCCTTGAAGGTTCTGGTAGCGGACCCGTGCCGGTGTCATGCCGGCGGCAGCGATCTCGGTGGAGTCGCCCACGCCTGCCGGGTCGAGCATTTCCTTCATGCGCAGGTCCATGTACTGGTCGATCCAGTCGGCGAACGTGCCTTCCTTCAGGTTCAGGATGTACTTCGTGCCCTCGCGGGCGTCAGCCGTGTCGATCGCTGCGTGGTGGTACAGCTGAGTCAAGCGGTGGACCTGGCCGTAGACCAGGTTCCCGGCCTTGGTCTTCTTCATCAGGCTCGGGATGATCGCGGACGGGAGCTGGCCAGCGTCGTCGAGGGCGTACTTCGCCGCGAACATGCCGTGGATGCCGCTGCCCTTGCTGCGGATAGCCTCGCCGAACTGCTCTTCCAGAGCGTTGCGCAAGGCACCAGCGAACTGCGACACCCAGCCGTTGCGGACGAGCTGCATCGACTGATTGACGAACTTCGAGTTGAACATCCGGCCGATCGTGTTCTGCCAGATGCCCAGCTTCGCAGCGGCCTGCTGCATCTCAGTGAACCCGGTCAGGGTCATGACCTCGTTCGTCTGCCCGCCGAACAGCGCCGTGTCACGTTCCTCGCCCGTCACCGGGTCGAGGTAGCGGCTGCCTGTGACGCTGTAGACCTGGTCGGTGAGGGGCCGACGTGCCTCTGCCAGCAGCTTCTGGCCCGCCTCGGTCGCGCCGAACCCGGCCGCGTGCATCGACTGCAGGTTCATCCCGCTCAGAATCGCCTTGCGGGTGCCCTCATCAGCCACGGAGTACTTAGCCGCAGTGATGTAGGAGTCGGCCGACGTGAGTTGCATCCGAGCGTGCGCGAACACCTGCGAAACGGCGTTCTGGTCGCTCGTGCGGAACGTGGCACTCTTCGGCAGGCGGGACGCGAACTTCTGCGCCAGCTTCCGGTACCGGGCACCGAACGCGCCGACGCTGAGACCCTTCTGCGACGCGTACAGAGCCTCGCCCTTCAAGGCCGAGTCCAGAGTGGCTCGCTGCTGCGACGCCAAGCCTTCCGCCGCGACGTCGTCCGAGCTGTCGATGATCTTGCCGGTGGCCGAGTCGACCTGGTCCCCGGGGACCGGGAGCAGCTTGCCAGCCATACCCGGGATGCGCAGGTCGATGCCACGCTTCGCAGCGGACTCGACATGGCCGGCGAGGTTCACATCGGCGGCGTCGATGTTCTTCAGGATGGTCTTCGCGGTCTTGTCAGCAGAGAGCCCGACGCGGGTAGCGTTCAGGGAACCGGCCAGTTTCTTGAATCCGAACCGGGAGAGCTGCCCTGGCATCAGGCCGATCTCGGACGGCGCACGACCAGCGAACAGCCGGACCATGCCGTACTTCGACGCCAGGTAGTCCGCCGCGTCGTCCAGCGACGTGATCGGTGTTCCCTTGCCGACGAGCAGCACGTTACGGCCGGTCTCAGCGTTCTTGCCGATACCTGTCGCCTGGAGCGAGCCGTTGAAGTCGTCGACTAGGTGGACGAGCCCCGGCGTCTGTGCGCGGATACGTGCGTACGACTGACCGGCCGCGACGTCATCGCCTTTGGCAATCGCCTCGCGCATGGCGGTCGTGTTCTCGATCAGCGACTTGAAGCCCTGCCGAACCTGGCTCGCGCCCCAACCCTTGACCTGGGTCGCCGGGTCTTCGCTCAGGATGTCGCGGACCTTGTTCGTGTCGCCCATCGAGTCGATCGTGATCGGGGCGAGCTTGTATGCCTTGAACGCCTGGCCAGCAAGCAGGGTCGGGTCCAGCTTCGCGCCAACCACCAGGTCGATCGCAGCGCCGCTGATGCCTCGCACCTTGCCGCCGACATCCTGCTTCGGGTCAGCCGGTTCGAGCACCCAGTCGCCGAACGTCGCGTGACGGGCCGACACCTGGTCGACCAGCGTCGTGAACTTCGGGTCCTGGAGTTGGTTGGCGCGCTTCTGCAGCTCGCCCATCGTGATCTTCGGGTCGCCGAGGTACGAGTTGATGAAGTCGTCGCCGCCGTTCGCAACCTGGATCGCGAAGTCGACCTGCTTCGGGTCGTAGTTCTTGTAGAGGTCGTTCAGGTCGAGCTGGGCGTGCCCAGACGCCAGGTAGGCGAGGTTCGAGATGACGCTGTTCGGGTCGTAGCCCTGGACCTGCATCTGACGGTTGTAGTCGGCCTGCCACGAGCTGTTTGCCGAGGCGAGATCCCAGTGGACAGCGCCACCAATATCGCGGCTGGCCATCGACGCGAACCCGCCAACGGTCGCGTTGACGAAGTTGCCGGCCTGGCCGAAAACGTCCGTGACCGGGTTGTGGGTGATGTCGTGCCAGACGCGGCCGAGGCTCCAGTGGTTGGACGGCAGGACGTCGGAGTAGTTGACGCCCGCAGCATCCAGCTGCTTCTTCTGCGCGCTGGTGAGGTTTAGCTTCGTTCCGGCCGCACGAGCCGTCTGCACCATGCTGTTCGCCCATGCGGCACCAGCGAGCTGGTTGACGGCCTGCGCCTGCGGCGGGCTCGCGTTCGCGGACACCAGACCGGCCACGATCCGTGGCTGGCTCACCAGGTTCGAGTTACCCGCCGCGATGCTCGCGATCTGGTCGAACGCCGCGTCGGTGTCCTGGCCTGGCTGCGTCAACTCACACTCCTTGGCTCTGGGCGAACTGGAACAGGGTCGCCAGCGACCCGGTCATGTCTCGCGCCGAGAGCTGGGACATCATCTGGGTTATTGGGCCCTGCTGGGCGAACGTGTCTGTGTGCTCAAGGGCCAGCGACTCCTGGCCGGGTCCGGCACCGATGTTCACGCCGGACGTGATCGGCTCGTTGGGGCGCTGGGTCGGAGCACCGAACGGGACCGGGCTCGGGCCGCTGCCACCAGCGGCCGGCGCGTCCTGCGGCGGTGGGATGTCGAGACCCGGGCCACCCGGCGATGCGGACATCGGAGCGACCGCTTCCTGGGCGTGCAGAGCTTGAGCGTCCCCGTACGCCATGCCCGTGGGCACGGACTTGACCTGCGCGGGCCCACCATCGGTGCGCTTCGAGAGCGCGCCAGGCAGACCAACCGGTGCTGGGTTCGTCGGCTTCCGGTAACCGCCACTAGCCATGCGAGATCAACCCTCCATCGTGCTGAATCAAAGAGCGCAACCCCGCGCTAGTAGTCCCGTGCAGCTCAGAGCGGCATCGAGGAGGCCGGGACATTTCCGTCAACCGGCCGATACGCCAGCCACTGTCATCGGTGAAAAGAAGAGCTGTACCGACGCCTTCGGCGACTTTCCCTTTTTGGCATGGGGGGTACCAAGGCGTGGCCGCAATCAAGCGTTGCGGTAGCCCAATGGGTCGCTAACAGGCGACGAAACGCCTGCTTAGGGTGCGGTGAACCTATTACGACACCCGGCCCGCCTTCGAGGCGGGACATCCCACACACCCGTGTTACCCGACCTTCCCGCGCGGGTTCCTGGCTCGCGAGAAACGCTAGTGGTCGGTGCGCAGGGCGGGGTTATCCTGTACGATCAGGCACGCGGACCTCCAGAGTCCGTCACAGCCCCGGTAGCGTTCCCGCGCTAGCCGGGGCTCTTCTTGTTTGTCCGGCCAGCATACACCCGGACACCAAGAACGCAACCACCCTCAGCCGGTGGCGATCCTGCGGCGGACGGTTGCACCCACGTTGGGCGCACCCCCCGAGCTGAATCCGGCTGTCAGATCCTGGATGCTCGGGCGACCGCCCGGAGGCAGGCCCGCCTGACCCGGAGCCACGTTCTGTGGAAGCCCGTTCGGGCCGACACCGTCCAGCGGCTCGCCGCCAGGCCCAGCCGCGCCAGGGGCACCAGGTTCGCCCGGGGCTCCGGGCATGCCAGGTGGGGCCGGCGGGGCCGGCGGTGGCTGGAACGCCTGCACGAACAGGTCGGACAGATCCTTGCCTTCGCGGCGACCCTGAACGATCGAGGTCGCAGCCTGGAAGAACTGCATCGCCTGGGCCACCTGGCCCTGCGCGATCATCTGCCCGGTCGCGGTCAACGCCGCAGCTAGACCCTGCTTCAGCCCATCTTCGACGGTCTGCACGTCCAACTCCCGCTGCGCCTGGTCGACGTCGAGGTCGAACGGCAGCTGGCGGCGGAAGGTATCGCGGCCGATGATCCCGTCACCACGAAGCTGCAGCAGCGTGACGATCGCCGAGTTCGGCGACAAGCCAGCCGCGAAGCCATAGGACACGTCGCATCGGGTGTCACCCGCGAGATCCTTGCTCGGCTTGTACGTGAGCTGGAAGCTCTCACCAGACAAGTTTCCCGAGATCGTCTTGGTCTTGTTCGGCCACAGACACAGCTCCATCTCGAAGCACATCTCGGTGGCCAACCGCAGCAGCTCGCCGAGGACGTCCTGGCCAAGACGGATCTGTGTGTCGAAGCCACCCTCAAGCGCAGAGATGCCACGGCCGGTGCTGCCACCGGCAGGGCCAACGCCTAGGCGGGTGTCCGGGTAGCCCGCGCCCGAGTGCAGCTCCTGCTGGAGCTGTTGCCCGAGAGCGAACGCGGCCGGCGGAACGTTCAGCGGCACCCGCTGGATCTTGTCCGGGTTGTCGGTAACCAGTACCGCGTCCGGGCCGATCGGGATTTCGTTCGTGTCGCTCGGCACCGCCAGCGGGGCCTGGACCGCCTTGTGACCAGCTTCGAGCGTCAGAGCAGCCATGACCGCGTTCGCGATCTGCACCCACAGCACGTCGTCAAACTGGCCGCGTGGCTCACGCTCGACACCAGGCCGCAGGGCGATGACCACCGGGGTGCACTTCATCCCGTGCCGGTAGCCAGCGAGAACGAGGTTCCCGCGCTCAGGCAGGTACAGCATGCACACCGTGTCGTCGATGTAGCGGACAACTTCGGTGTCAGTCGAGGCGTACGGGCGACCCGTGCGCGGATCGTTGAGGATGCCGCCCGCGTACTCCGGGAACATCGACGCCAGCTCTTGCGTGTCCTGCCGCCAGATCCTGGCGTACCGCTTCGTTTCAAGCCAGCGGTTCAGCTCGAAGTACGCACCAGCCGGGTCCTCGAGGTGGATGACCGGCATCTTGTTGGCGAAGTCCGGCTCGATCCAAGCAGGCAGGAAGCCGTAAGTCAGGTACTGGTCACTGCCGTACTTCATCTGCGTCTGCAGACGCGAGTACCGCCAGTAGTTCGCGCCGATCCGGTTCTTCTTCTCCGCACGCCGCTTGTCCGCGTCGGTCTTCATGTTGCCGGCCGAACACGCCAGCGACGGCAGCGGAGAGAGGTTCGCAGCCAAGTCCCGGGCAGCGATGTCGACGAAGTTCGCGACCACAGCCTTCGGATACTTCTCGCTGAACGCGCCAGGGGCGACGTGCTCCAGCTTGCCACGGCGGATCTGCCGGACCCGGTCGATGGCCGCGTCGCGTTCCACCGAGGTGTCACGCATCCGCTTGACGCTCTGAATGATCGAGCGGTCGACCGTTCCGGTCAGGGGAGCCGTCATCACACCGCCTCTCGTTCAGCTAGGAGCAGTTCGCGGTAGTCCGCGAGGTTGACTACGTGCCGCTCGCGAAGCCGATCCTTCGAGGCGTACGGGTTGTTCATGTGGGACGACACCTGTCGGCCACGGTGGAGGATGCGGTTGAACCCGATCTCTGTGAACCAGCTCGCCATCACCAGGTCTGTTTTCGAGCCCTGCTTCATGCCCGACGGCTGCCAGATCACGTACTGGTTGATCAGCTCACCCACCCAGGCGTTCTGCTTCGGGTTCGGCAGCTCGATCAGCGCCTTCTCGGGCGTCTTCTTCCAGATGCCGTCACCGCCGTTCGACGGCGGCTCACCACAGGTGAGGAACAGCTGGGCCATGGCCGCAATGCCGAAGTCCGGGTCGAACTTGTTCGCGGTCGTGTAGTGCTCCGACAACTTGCAGCCACGGCTACGCAGGAACTGCAACAGCTCGTCGTCCTGCGTCAGGAAGCGTTGGAACGCGTTCCGCTCGATCACCCACTCGTTGATGCGGTAGGTGTCAGTCAGGCGTTTGACGGTGTCGCGCATCAGACGCGGCGTCGTGTTCTTGTTGTTGAAGCCGTCGAGGTAGAACCGCTTCTCAGTCGTCCGGTCGAGACCGGCGACGATCATCGCCGTGTTGCCGACCGTCGCGGGGTCAAGCCCGCCGACGACGTACAAGCCGTCCATCCCACCAGGCCGGTGACCCATCCCGTTGGCCGTCATCGGGCCCGGGAACCGCTGCATGTTGATCGACGCCTGGACAGCTTTCGCGTTGAACGTCGCGTCCTCGGCCACGTCCTGCTGCTGGTAGACCAGCGCCCACGTCGCCTCGTCGCGGCGGATCTTCCGCAGCCGCTTGCCGCTGAACCGCTCAGGCCACAACGGCACCCAGTTCTCCGGGTTGCCGTCGCCCTCATCGAGGACCGCCGGCATCGAGAAGTACGTGTAGACCTTGTTGTCGTCGAAGTCGACGGTGTCGCGCATCGTCGAGTACAGGTCGACCGGCGCGACACGGGTGCCGAGAACCCCCAGCAGGCCAGCGCCGTCCAGGCGCGACTCGACCTCCTGGTCAAGCCAGCGCCGCTGCTTGTCGTACTCGTTGACGTTCGCCAACGTCACCGCATCGTCGAGGAGGATGACGTCCGACCGCGCACCGTAGATGCGGCCCCCGATGCCGAGGGCTTGCATGGTCGGGTCCTTCTCGCCGTCGCCCTTGCCCTGGACGAAGATTTGCGTCTGCGTCCAGCTGGAGTCGGGGTCCTTCCACCCGCCATCAGGGGCGAAGCGGAGGTGCATCTCGCGGTAGACCGGGGACGTGAGCCGGAACTTCACCGCGCCGAGGATCTGCACCGCGAGGCCCTGGTCCTTGCAGACCACGATGATCTTGATATCGGGGTCTTTGTGGATCAGGTACGTGCACCAGTTGATCGATATCGAAGTCGTCTTCGCGTGCCCAGGAGGCACGTTGATGATCACGCGACCGGCGGGCACATCTGGCCGGCGCGACTCCCACTTCGTTCCCGGGTCATGCCGGAACACCGGCAGGATGTCGCGAGGCTCGCGCCCTTCAAGGACGTCCCACATCCGAAGCTGGTGCGGGAAGAGTGGCTGCTTGAGGTACTGCTCGCAAAAGACATCGAACGGTGGCAGCTCAGGCCGACCAGAGTCCTTGATGTCAGCCCGCGTCGACCGCAGCTCCTGTAGCGCAGCCTTGAACTCAGGATCGTGCTTCTGCCAGTCGCGATACGTCTCAGGCGACCGCCCCACCGAGGCACACGCCTCGGCGACCTTCGCGCCGCCAGCGATCAGCTCAAGCACCTTCGCCTTGGCCTCTGCGACCGGGATCTGCTTCTGGGGGCTGCGGCGGGCTACCGACTTCGCCATGACGCCCTCCGCACTCCAACTTCGAGCGGGCCGCTGTCCAGCCACCGTTCCTCGTCGTCGGCCACGGGGAACCCGAACGGGATCTCATCCGCACCGACGGAGACCAGCTCGACGTCGGGCTTCTCGCGTACGCCCATCACTAGGTCGGCGAGTACGAAGGACCCAAAGGAGATCCGCAGAGCCAGCACACGAACCTCCGGGTATGAAAAAACCCGGCCCCATCGGGAACCGGGTGTGTGTGCTCGCAGATGGGATCGAACCACCGACCACCGCTGGCGCTTTCCGTACTTTCCAGGTGCCTGGCGCTAGCGACCAGTCGGCCGAGAGTTTTCCGTAGTCGCGTTGATCCAGCAGCCGCTCTGTCCATTGGCCGGAGTTTGCTTCCGGCTCATCGGGCGCATACGAGCATGTGTGAACGTGCGTGCCCCAGGACTCGAACCTGGCATCCCCAAAGGGAAAGCGGATTTGCCGTCCGCCGAGCGAGCCGCCGCTCCTAACACACATTGCTGCCAGGCCAGGGAGGATTCGAACCCCCATACATCCCCGCGCGTCAGGTGCTCTGCCACTTGAGCTACCGACCTGGACTTGCCGCAACCCGAGGGGTCGAACCTCGAACCTCCCCCATTTCACGGGGGCGCTCTGCCAATTGAGCTAGGTCGCGAAATGCCGCATCATTGGCCTGCGTGCGGCTCACAGGTGTCGTCAGCCCAGGCGCACCGAGACTGACAGAGCAGAGACACCAAGAATCGAACTTGGCTCAGCCGGTTTTGGAGACCGGCCGCCTCCCAGAGGCATCCCTCCGGACCTCAGAAGGTCCAAGCACCGTCGCGAAACATGACACCTCCTCCTAGTACGTCCCGAGCGACCTCTCACCCACGTACTGGTGATTCACCGGGATAGGGCCTACGGCACCGCCGACGATCGCCTAGTCAAAGCGGAGATGCTGTGGAGGTGTGGGGAATTGAACCCCAGTGCGCCGGCAGGCCGTCATGCGGTTTTCCACCGACGTCGAATCCATCCACCCCCGTGTGCTGAGGCCGGGTGCCGAACTCGATTAAGGCCGAATGGCGATCCGCAGACCCGTGTGGCCACACCCGTTAAGCTGCCGTTCCCGCAGCTCACCCCAGCAACGAACCCGTACCGCGGGCTGCGGTCCCCCACTCGCTCAGTAGTGGCCCTGCATGTGGCCCGAGCTGGCGAAGGTGGGAAAGAACAGGCTTGACGACATCACTGTCGACAGGAGCCCATCCGAGAAGGTCGGCTGCCCTCGCAAGTGGAAGGGTTTTCGGCAGCCGAGAAATGTTGAACCCCAGAAGCTCCAGCGCCTCGAACACCGCCTCGGTGTCGACCTTGTGCGCCACCACCGGGGCGAAAAGCCCGTACCTCTGCCGCCACTTCCGCATCAGGTCCGGCACATCTCGAGTTTCACTGATCCGCGCAGACCAGTCGGGGAAAGCCCCGACAAGCACGTACCTCTTCACCCACACCCCCTCGGTCACCAAGAACATTACCGTCAGGTGTCAGCGAAGTCGTGGGGTTTCCCGTACCGGACGCCCGTGATTAGGGAGACGGGCGTCTAACTATTCATGGAGCATCGGGCGTCTTGACGCCAAGTCTTACGGGCGGCTGAAGCCGCCTAACTAGCTGGGCGTCCCTGACGCCCTAAGTCCGGGTTCGAACTTCGTTCTCACCCTTATATATACCTCGGACAAAAAATACGGACAGTTGAGACGAGCCCCCTTAAACGGGGGCGAGTTAACTAGTAAATGAGACCTACTTCACAGGTCCGGGAACCGAAGGTTCCCCGTACACGACGCCCCCAGGCGTCACACCCGCACTCCTCCCCCCGGATACCCCCTACACCGCCTCCCCCAGAAAAATGAGCGTAGGGACGTTTATATGTACGCCGGCCGCCACGGGAAACGGGGGGTCAAAGCCGGACAGGGTGGGGCGAGGGCTGCTCTTCTTCGCATACCCGGACATGACCCATCGAGATCAGCCTATCTTCCCAGGTCAGGGGGCATATTCCATGCCCACCATGCCCATGGTCTATGGGATTTGATCCGAACTCCCTTGTCCCCTAGGCCTGGCCAGCCATGCCAGCGACAGGCCGGACGCCGGTACCGGCGTGACAGTGCCCGAGGGCACGCTAGGCCAGGTTAGGTTAGCCTTACCTAATGGATGGTGCCAGCACAAACGGTTAGGTTAGGCTGCCCTAACTAACTCCTCTGTGTATGTTACAGCATCGACCGGAGGCTGTGACCTGCGGTTATGCGGTGTTTCCGCTGGTCAGCGGTGCTGACTTTCTGAGGCTGTGTCCCTGTCGACCCTGGCAGCGGTTCGCCTAGCGGCTGTTTGTGGCTCTGCGAGTCCCGCAGGGGTGTGCGGTGGGCACGCTGCAGCGTGCCGAGCGAGTGCGACAGGTGGCACAAACTGTCGCCTAGCTGACACAACGTTCATCAATATTCCCAGCTCAGGGCACATATGAGCCCTTCGAGCCCCTCTTGACAGGTGTTGACCTGCGGTTATGCACGTTTTCCCAGGTCACAGGCTTGATCGATAGATCGAGCTGTCTCGATAAAGCCATCGAACCTCATCTACGTGTTGGCCGAGTTCTTGCTGGTCAGGGTACAGATGAAAAAAACTTTGGTGTTCTTGTTGACACGGGACACCATGAAACCTTCTACTTATGGAGCAACACAGCACGGCAGCGAGGTTGGCAGCGCCCCCGAGGGAGCGTCGCCCCGATTCAACGGGGGACGTGTGGAACTCGGATCTAGGGCACTCATCCGCTGGCAGGGAAGACGGAGCTAGGAAGACGTAGCAGGGAAGACGGGCCCCTTAGTCGCGATCTGCAGCAGGTGGCGGCTAGGTGTGTGGCTGTCCTTTGAAAACTCCACAGTGTCATACGCAGGGCTGGCATTCAGCCGCGAGCGTTGAGACGTCGCAGTAGCGACGCGAGAGCCGTCGACTTGTCCGGCTCAAACGTCACTGAACACACGTCGCGAAACGTACGTAGACCCTGCCTCCCAAACTCACTAGTTCACGGTGAGGCAGGGGAGAGAGACCGCGCCGCCCGTCCCTCATCGATACGGGTATCAGTCGCACTCGATTCCCTGCCTACGCCGTGTCCGGTGAATAACGGACCTGGCCACTACGTGGCCGGTAACGCCCTTGACCTGCTCCAACAGGTCTCGGGCCGAGGGATATGGGAGTCCCGAACATGGCTAAGTCTGACCTGTCGCATGACGAGCGTTTGCAGACGATTGGTGAGTCAACCCGCAAGGTTGCTGACCGGATTGTCAAGATGTGGAACCGTGCGACGGATGCGGATAAGGAGGCTGGTGCCAGGTGGTATGCGGAAGGCGAAGCGTTTATCGATGAGCTGACCGTCCGATCTGGCAAGACTCGCGACCAGGTGGCGGCGGTGGTGGCTCACTTGTCACCGCGTACGACCTGGCAGCGAAACCTCCTCGGCGCACAGTCGCTGTTGCTGACCGATCAGGCACCAGGTTGCATCGGTGCGAACGTCGACCGGGCACGTAAGGCTCTGGCGGCTGACCAGCCACTAGGCACGCTCAACGGCCCGAAAACGTCTCGCTTCGCTCGGAATCTCCTGGGTGACCGCGAAGCGGTGACGGTCGATGTGTGGGCGGCGCGGGTCGCTCTGGGCGCCCGCGACGATGCGGAGCTATTGCTCGGCCGGGTAGGCGTGTACGAGGCGATCGAACACGCGTACCGGGTAGCAGCTCGCAGGGTGGGCGTGGACCCCGTGACCATGCAAGCAACCACTTGGATCGTGGCGCGTAACGGTCGCGCCGACTAGCGGAAATGGTTCGTGGGGGCGGTTCGATTCCGCCCCTCCGCACGCTGCGGCAACTAGGCCGCACGAAGTGAAAGTGAGTCAAGGATGAGCCTAGTTAAGGCGATGCTGGCAAGCACTGAGGCCGAGCGTCAGATGTGGGCGGACATCGAAGTCTGCAAGTTCGCCGCATCTCATCACATGTTCTGCAAGTACAGCGGGCGACTGCTGGACACGCGAACGGTTGTCGTGGTCGAGATCCTCGAAGGCGGCAAGGTGGCATCCACGATCGTCGCCCACGGTGACGTGTGGGACGACCGGGGCCCGACGGTGACCGCGTGGGCTCTGGGCAAGGGCTACACGGTCGACGTGACCGACGGTCGGGACCTGGAGCGGTCGCGCAAGTTCTACGTGGCGCAAGAGCGTGCGGTGAAGCGTGCCGCGCAGGTTGCGAACCTGGCGACCGTGGCCAGCGCCGACGGCGTGGTCATCGCACAGACCCGGCGGGTTGACCTGGTCTAAGTGATCCGACTGTGCAGACTGTCCACCACTCCGGTGGTGGGCAGCTCTGGGCAACTCGGCCCACATCGGAAAGTGAGTTCCGACATGGCAAGTAAGCAACTGCTGACCCTGGCCGCTGCGATCTCCGCTGACATGCTGCGGGGCTATGAGCGGTACCTCGAAGAGTGCGACGAGTGGCAGCGGAAGGGCTACCGCCCGCACTACTGCGAGCACGGCACCAACCGCTGGACGGATTACGACAACATCTGCGGCGGCTGCGAAGAGGGCTACTCGATGCGCGATGGCGTGTTTCGTCGCCGAGAGGCACTAGCTGAGGCGAAGGCGCAGCTGGCCTCGCCGATCGCCCTTAACACGCTGGTCCGGTACATCGGATCGATGGTGAACGAGCACGGGTTTTATGTCGTGGTCGACTTCGGCCTAGATGGCCGGTACAAGATCGCCGACGAAGAGTACCCAGAGTTTGTGTTGGCGAACGTGCGCCGCGAGAGCTTGTACGCGGTCAGCAACTAATCGAGTTCGGCTCTTGGTTGCGGGCCCCCGGTGGGGGCTCGCTTCCTGGGGTAACTCGACCCCTGCACGGAAAGTGAGTGAGAAATGACGGGTTTTTGGGAAGCGATCGATGCACAACTAGCCGAACTGAAGTCGGCGCAGGGTGCCGATGACGTGATCCGCATCCTGGGCACGAGCGACGCCCAAGACGGTGCCGCACAAGCGTTCTTCGCTGGCTCCGGTGGAGACGGCACCGTCAGGGAATCGCTGTACGCGGCTGGCTGGACGAACGTATGGATCGAAGCCAGCTATTACTGGGCGATGCGGGCCCCGGATGGCTCAGTGGTCACCTATGTCGAGGGCGACATCTACCGGGGCTCTCGACGGTAACTGGCGTGAGTCGGAGCGTGCCGGGGTTGCTCGGCACGCTGCGGGATAGCGCCAGCTATCAACCACACAAGGGAAAGTGAGTCCCGAGATGTCGGAGAACAACAAGATGCTGGGCAAGATCCGTGCGCTGCTGGCGCTTGCGGAGGACCCAGCGGCCACCGGCCCGGAGGCTGAAGCCTTCATGGCGAAGGCTGCCGAGCTGATGGCGAAGTACGGCATCGATCGTGCGCTGTTGGGTGCTCTGCACCCGGAGACCGACAAGGTCGGCGACAAGATCGTGGTGGTCCCCGGGCCGTATGCGATGGGGCGGATGCGACTGCTGCACTGCATCGCGGTGGCTCTCGGCGTTCGCACGCTGCAGCGGCACCGCAACGCGGGGCAGGACCCGGGCACGGTGGAGCTGCACATGTTCGGCATGGAGTCGGACTTGGAACGTGTCGAGATCCTGTACACGTCGCTGCTGCTGCAGGTGCTGACCGCACAGACGCGAGACGCCGTCAATTCCCCGGCGGCGGCGCGTAGCCCACGTAAGTGGAAGCGGGACTACATCGAAGGGTTCGCGACGGTCGTACACAACCGGCTGAAGGACGCCGAGGACCGTGCCCGTCGGGCGGCTGAGCCAGAGGCTCGAGCGAAGACGGGTAAGTCGATGGAGCTGGTCCTGGTCGACCGCAAGGCGCAGATTGACCGGCGGTTCGCGGCTATCTACCCGAACACCAGGACGACCGGCTCGCGCCGCAAGGTTGGCTCCGGTTACTTCCGGGGCAACGAGGCGGGACGCCGCGCCGACCTGGGCGGTAGCCGCGTCGGGAGCACGAGCGGGCGCACGGCGCTGGCCCGCTGAGTCTGCATCGCTAGCGCGCCGACCAGTCGTGTGAGGGCTGGCCGGCGTGCGGGTGGGGCAGGCCCATCTATCGAGGGAAAGTGAGTCCCGAAGTGAACCGGACACAAGAACGCATCCAGTTCCTGACTGACGTGCTGATCACGGCGGTCGAGAACTACGGGTACGGCTGGTTCTCGGTCGACGAGTACGAGCCGGGTGGAGACGAACCGGACGGCAAGGCGTATGCGGCCATCACGGACGACTTCGACGACAACAAGCAGCACCGCATCGACCTGGCGGTGATCGCACACGGGTTCGGTGTGATCACCGACGCGAAACCAGCAGTCGACCCGAAGCACCCCAACGACGGCGAGGTGCTGCACAACGCCAAGACGGGCCAGCGGCTGTTCGTGTCGGGCCAGAACCGCAAGCGGTTGGTGGAGGCTTCACGGCTGAACGACGCTGGCGAGCTTGACGTGATCGACGCACTAGCGGTTGTGGAGTGCGGGCTGTTCGGCGCGGTGACGTACTGAGTCATGGGGTTGCTCGCCAGCTTCGGCTGGCGGGTTTCCGCGCAACTCAGCGCAACCCATACGGAAAGTGAGTGAGTAGAGATGGACAACAAGCCGTTCAACGGTGCAGAGGTCGTGGCCGTGTTCCCCCGGGTGACCGGCGGGCCCGACAAGTGGGTCGTGGCGCAACACCACGAGTTCGAGTATGTGGCCTTCTGGGCGACCGACATGACCGCACCGACCTGGGGGCAGGGGCACTACTTCCTGCAGGACCGCGAGGCGGCGCTGCGGTGGGCTGCCGAGCAGGCCGGTTACGTCGGGAGCAAGGAGGAGGACGAGGAGATGCGTCCGCAGGTCGAGGCGGCGGCGCACTTCCTCAACGTCTGCAGCGAGGTGATCGGGTCGCTTCCGGGCGACTACTCGTGCTACCTGACCTGCTACGAGGCCGAGTCGCTGGCCGAGCTGTACCGAGCCTTCGGCGATGACGGCAAGGCCGACGACGTCATCGAAGGCCACGCCGAGGGTGACGAGCACGGCGAGAAGCACTGCCGGTGCGAGGAGTGCGTGCCGACGGTCGACTGCCCCGGCTGCCCGTCCGAGCAGGAGATGGCCGCGAGTCGGGCGGCGTGGACCGCCTTCAACCGAGAGGTCTCCGAGGCCGAGGTCGACTACGTCCGCAAGCGCCCGGGCCCCGGGCCCTGGAACGAGTCGTGGTTCACCAGCGAGGAGCACAGGGCCCTGCTTGCCCGCAAGCCTCAGATGCTCTACAGCGGCTGCCCGACCTGCAACTACAAGGGTAGGGTGCCCGCTCCGCAGGGGCTGGTCACCGTCTAGCACTGAGTCACATGGTTGCCCGCCAGCTTCGGCTGGCGGGCTTCCGCGCAACTCAGCGCAACCCATACGGAAAGTGAGACCGAGATGGACACCGAGCTGGAGATGCAGACGCTCGATGACGGCTACGTGTACCTCGCGAAGCGGTTCGAGGGCGTCTACACGCTGGCGGTCACCGGCAACAACAACGCCGAGACCGAGGTGCGGCTGACGAAGCTGGACCTGCTGCGCCTGATCAAGGGGGCGGCGCAGCTGCTCGCCGAGAGCGAGTGAGCATGCCGAACAACGAGCCGCCCGTGCGGTACATCCCGCCGCAGGGCCACCAGTACCCACCACCGCCGCCGCAGTACGTGGCGACGACTCGGCAGTACGTCGAGACGAACCAGCGTGGCCTGCGTGGCTCCCACGCGGCGCTGATCATCTGGGGGTCGATCATCGCGATCCCCGTGCTCATCTGCTTGGTGTGCGGGGTGCTGGCCCTAATCGGGTCGGCAGCTAGTCCGCCGCAGCACTAACCCCATCCAGCATGTTCCGTCCCGCGCCGGCCACCCGGTCGGCGTGGGTCGGTGGGTGCTGCCCAGAAGGGGAAGCACTTGGAAGAGGGAGCAATAGATGAGCAAGTTCGCTTCGCAACGCGACAAGGTGCTGTGGCACCTGTGGCAGCGGGGTTTCGCGACCCGCGAGGGCGGCGAGATCGGTTCGCGATCGGGCGGTTTCGCCACGGTCCACATCTCCACCCCAACCGAGGTGGCGAAAGCGGAGGCGACCTGCGGGGAGCTGCTGGCGCGGGTGCAGTTGCCGGTCGAGAAGATCGTCGGCCACTTCGTTGTCAGCGAGGACCACTACGGCCGCTGCCACGTCTACGACTTCGAGCGTGGCTACCAGGCCGACGACGAGTTCGACGACCGGCAGCGTACCCACCGGCTGCGTACCAACCCGGGCTACCGCCTGCGGGAGTTCCCGACCGCCGCCTAACAACCAACCAACGGAAAGTGAGAGAAGAGATGAAGAGGCCAGCAAGTCGGCAGCACGAGATCGGGTCGCTGCATCGGCGACTCCGTCAGGTCGTGCGCCAGGCCGAATACCGGAAGGTCAGTGGGCTGAAGCCGACCGAGGCGCAGCTCGCCGAGATCACCAGGTTGAAGGCTGGCATCAAGCAGCAGGAAGAAGTCCAGGCGCAGATTGAGCTGCAGCAGTTCGAGGAGGCGGCATGAACCGCAACCGCCCGATGCGCCGGGATCGGCCCGAGCGGCTGCCGATCGGTGTGGAGGTCGTCGTCGCGCACATGGGCGGCGACCCGCTGCTGCGGGACTCGCTGCTGGCGGGGATGTTCCCGTTCGAGCGGATGAACCTGGCTGAGACTCTGGCCGGGTTGTCCCGCACGCTGACGCAGTACTGCGCCGGATGCGGAGCCCCGATGGAAGAGGACGAAGGCATCCTCACGATCAGCTCCGACCACATGCAGGTGCGCCGGCACGAGCAGTGCAAGGTCGGCTGGGGTCAGGTGGCGGCATGACGTGGAAGCGGGTCCTGGCCATCGCTGGCCTTGTGGCCGTGGCGGTCATGGCCGGTGCCGTGTCCTACACGCACCAGTACGAATTGGCCGCACACACTGGCCAGTCCGAGCTGTTGGCCAGAGGCTACCCGGCCACGATCGATGGCCTGATTGCCGCCTGCGGCGGGATGGTGGCCATGGACCGGGCTGCCGGTTGGCAGCCTCGCTTGTGGGCGGTGACCGGGTTCTGGCTCGGGTTTGCCGCGTCCGCTGCCGCGAACTGGCTGGCCACACCGGGGGGCGTTATCGCCCACCTCGTGTCCGCTTTCCCGGCTATCGCCTTCCTCTGGTCGTTTGAGGCATTGACCGGGCGTCCGACGAAACGGCTGAAGGCCCTTCCGCAGGTCG